ACCAGGGTCGCTTCAGCCTTAAGAAGAAGCGCAGAAAGGCCGAGCTTATGAAGCTCTGGACTGACCTTGATCTGGAGATGCCTATCCCGATGTACCTGTCGCCCACGGTGGAAAAGGAGGCCGCGGCCAAGACTTTTTGCTACGTGATGAAGGCGGATACGCGTTCCCGCGGCCCGTGGACTGATAAGGACGTCGTCAGGTACATACCCCGGCAATACCGGGGTATTATGGATAATCTGTATCCATGGCAGAAGCGGGTAGTCGCGTCTGCCGACGTGTTTGATGATCGGATCATCAACTACGTCTACTGCCGGCATGGTAATGTGGGTAAGTCGACAATTGCGGCAGCATGCGAGCTATATTTCGACGCCATCGATCTTCCCCCGGTCAACGACGCTAAGGAGTTGATTGCGGCAGCCTGCGACATTTGCATGGCTAAAGAGTGTCGCGATCCTAAATTGGTCTTCGTGGATTTACCGCGGGCCATGGATAAAAATAAGCTCTATGGAATCTACAGCGCCATTGAGCAGATCAAGAAGGGAAAGCTTGTTGACCTTCGGTACCATTACAAATGCTGGTGGATTGATTCTCCCCAGATTTGGGTGTTTTCTAACCGTATGCCTGATACTCGTATGCTTAGCGCGGACCGGTGGAAACTCTGGAAAGTCACGGCCGATCGGGATCTCGCGGCCATTGACGAAGACGAAATCGACACGGATCCGATGGACGAATAGTTGCGAACGCTGCGGTCCTCCGGATTGTATATGTCGTATGTATAAACATGCCTCGAGGAGTCGTAAAAGGGACTGTTAGAGGCCCGTACAAGAAAAAGCCCCGGCCGGGGCCTATTAAAATTTTAGAAGGCAATATTGTCCTGGACCTGGGCAACTCACAATATGGCTCGTGGACGTATGCCAACATACGCACCTAAGAAACGGGATTCTAAGGGACGCTTCAAGGCTAAGACGCCGTCGCGTTCTCCTGCTCGTAAGCCTTCTAGGGCAAAGTCTGCCCCGGCGAGACTCGCTTCTCCAAAGCGTAAAGTCGCGGCACCTAAGACTCAGGGTTCCCAACTGGGATATAAGTCTAGTACTCTTTCTCTTGCGAAGCCTATGTCACGTGGAGCTATGACAGCCGCGCTGACCAAGTCTATGCTTGAGCAGGTGGTATTGCGGTGGAATGGCGTTAAAGCTTTTTCTGGAAATGGCAACTATTGGATGCAGAACAAAACAGCTCTCCCTGATAGACTACTACCGTGGTACATGATGGATTTAACCGCGGTGAATAATTGGTCAGGCACAGGTGCCGGAAGCGAGAATCTTGCTATTCCCTTTTTGCAGTTACGTCAGACTGTTGCTACCGGTAACATGTTCTTTAAGAACGTAACCGGTTTCGCTGCTGACGGTACAACTGCAACACCTTATTACGCAACCGAGAAAGCACCTTTGCTTGCAGCCGCAGGTACAACGTCGGCAGCTATTGCTCCATTTGGTCGGAGCATGATACAGAGCGCATCTATTAGCGCTAACCTTTGGGGCTGTACTGCTAAGGCCACAAAGTACATGGTACAGGTTGTCCAAATTAAGGACGACGATCTCGTGCCCAACCATTCGCTCGCTGGTGGCGTCGCTGGCGACGTGTCACTTGCGACACCCAAGCGAAACGATTTTTATCAGAATATGATTAAGTCTTGGACCTTTAACCCGATCGCTACGACGGGTGGTCTTCAGTCTAGGAAGTATAAGGTGCTTAAGACTCAGACGATTACTATTGAACCTAACCCGACTACAGACGGGGATGCAGATCCCCAGTGTGTAGTGTACAAGGCGTTTTTGAAACTGAACAAGATATGCAAGTACGAGGAGACATCCGCGTACTTGACGACTGATACTGACACCAACGATCAGGCGGATTACGCCCTAAACGTGGGTGCTCAGATAACGAATCAGGTGAATCCGAAGAATAGGATCTACCTAGTCATTAGGGCGACGAATTACGGAGCCGATGCGGGTGACACAAATGTGAATACGCCTTCGTTCGACCTCTCGGTCCGCATCCGACATACTATTCCCAAATAGATACCGGGCTTATTGAGCCGTGAAACACATGACAGCGCCAGCTTTCGTTTGGTCACCCGGGGGGGAGTCGCTTTAATTCGACTCAACTAGCCGCCCCGAGCAGCCGGAGGTCCTCGCGAGCTTGCTCGTGAGGTCAACTTGTTGATTCGACGAGGGCTTGAGTCGAATTAATGCGACGACCCCGGTAGACTATCAAGTTCACCCGGGTTTATTTTGCACACAAGTTGCTTAACTTGAATGTTAAGCAACTTCAGGATATCGGGTTTTACAGGGGTCAGCCCATAGACGGTGGAAGCGCCCCCCTACCCCCACTTGACACCCTCCCCCCTACGGGGGGGAGGGGGGTGTGGGGGGAGGGGGGGCGTCCGTCTATGGGCGTTATATCCTGGATCCCCCGGCCGATGTCATTTGATCCAAGTGATCCAAGAGGTTCAACTTTATATCTTGGATCATGGATCAGAGATGTTTGTAGAGTTATTCCAGCGCAGCGCCTACAAACATCTCGCTATATGGGTAACAACAGTATGGGGTCTCAGATAGCGGTCTGGGAGTTCCGACACAACGCCGAAGGCTTGCATGAGGACACGATTATTAAGGCCATGAAGGAGCTTGCGAAGAGTTGGGCCTTTCAGGAGGAACTGTCAGACACGGGATATTTGCATTACCAGGGTCGCTTCAGCCTTAAGAAGAAGCGCAGAAAGGCCGAGCTTATGAAGCTCTGGACTGACCTTGATCTGGAGATGCCTATCCCGATGTACCTGTCGCCCACGGTGGAAAAGGAGGC